ATGTCCTGCTCCGACCCCCGCATCTGCCACCACCAGCGCGTCACCCAATGGCTCGCCGCGATACGGCAGCATGCCGCCTGGCTGTACGCCGCGGATGAGCAGTACCTGTACCTTGTGGCCGAGGCTAACGAGCTATACCAGTGCGGAATCGTGGGCCTGCAGGACCGCCACGACATGGTCACCGACGCCTTGGGGATGTACGGCTGGGCGATCGAGCACGGCATCACACGCGAGACGCGCTACTGCGCGGACTGCTGCTACGACGTGCTCGACGGCGACCATGTGGTGGGGACAGTGAACAGCGAGGGGATCTACCATGCGCCTGCCCCGGGACGGCAGCGGCTGGGCTACATCAGCCGGGATTCGCTGGATGGAATGACCTATCTGCGCCTGGGACAGGCGCTTGAGCGCTCGGGCGTCGTGCGCGGCCTGCTGATCGAACTCGACGCCGGCGGCACGCTGCAACTCGTCGAGCAAATACCCGCGGATTTCCGACCGTGGCGGTGGCCCGCCCTAGAGCCTCCGGTCGGCCTGCGCGCCATCATTCATCTGCTTTTGAGAACTTGTCCCGTCGAAAAAAAAGGTCAATCCCGAGGATGCCAAGGCAAATCCCCAAGATATCAAGACCAAAGCCTGCCAACTTGACCGAGGAGAATCGAAGAATAAGCACCCAAGCCGCAACAAACACAGCGATCCCAAGCCACTTACGGACCTCCCTGTTGCGCACTAGGTGACCGACCGCAACAATGACTACAGTCCAGATGGCGAACTGGATGACATCATTCATGCGGGCTCTCCCGCGCTCTGGACGATCTCCGACTTGACCGAATGCTGAGGCCCGATCCCGCCGGACACCTCCCCTTCAACGCTGATTACGACATCACCGGAGTGGTAAGTCGGCAGACTCTCTTGGGTCGCCCAACGAACTGCAAGGCCGCTGCCAACTCCAACAAAAGTGTTGATGCGTTTACCGGCTACACCCGCAAGCATACCGACCATGCCAGCAACGGTGACACGCTGCTGGTTCAGAGAGTCAGCCTGAGCTCGGGTCAGGGGCAGCGAGACAAAAACTCTCAGTATGCAAGGTCGGTCCTTTGCCTGCATCCGGTCGAAAACCTCAACCGCAAGATCAGCAGTCGCGTGACTGGCTTTCACTGACGGACAGTACTTCATGTGTAGCAGCCGGCTGCGCTCCGCCCATGCGAGGCGAATGATCGCCAAGCTGAAGTTGATGCCGTGCTGGCTGTGAATATGCGTCCGTTCGATATCCATGGCGTTCCTTCCGTGCTTCGAGCGCGCAGTTTCGGTAGCCAACAACACCACAACCACTAGCAAAACAGCTAGCTCTCAACATCCACGCCCAGACGGAGTTAGACTCAGCGCTCCGCCTCATAGGCAGCAACGCCCGTCCCTATGGCACGCCACTCATTCTGCGGCATGCGCGCGTCGCAGATGAATACCTCGACTTCGCCGCTTTCCTTCGGCTCCGCCGGCCGGATCGCTGCATGCCGGAGAATCGTCTGCATGTCTGGGACGTAGCTGCTCTCCGAGCCGTGGAATGACCAGATGCCGAACTTCCCTGCTCCACCCACCTGGTGGTCGAGTTTCACCGACCAGCCCTTGAATCGAATGACCAGCATCGCCCTGCTCCGTAGGAAAAGGCCGTAGTCTACTCCTAATTCTGACAGGCCTGGTTCGCAGCCAGGAGTTGCGCCTCGTAACCAATCCGCTGCCGCCGCTCGGCCAGCAGCGCACGGACCTTGGTCTGTAGGTCGTCGCTCTTCTTCAGCCCAGCCGCTGCCCAGGCCGGCACTTCTACCGCCGGCACTCGGCACGGCACCGCAACAGGCACTTCTACGCGCACCGTGCGCGGCTCAGGCTCGACCTGGCCGGCGCATCCCGCCAGCGCGCCCATCACCAGCATTAGCACCACCCTCATAGACCCAGCTCCTGATCAATGACCGCCTCGGCGGCCGCACACTGCCCGCCGGCGGTTCGCTCACGTACCAGGCGCTGGGCTTCGGCATACTGCTCCGCGGCCTGCTGCCGTCCCCGATCCACAGCCTGCGCGGCATCCCGGGCGCGCTGCTCGCCAGCCTGACGCAGCGCGGCAACCTGCCGGACCTGCTCCGCCACTGCGTCCTCCAGGCCT